GACGACCAGTCGCATCCATATTCCACGGGGAGGAAAGCTTCTTGATCCGCATGTTGCACCCTCGCAAGACATGCAAAGTCAAATATTCCTCGTTAATGAAATATGCGTCTTGGGAAGCCAGCTTTTCATCGAAGAGAAGTGGGATACCATTGTGCGTCGTGCCGGAAATGCCGAGATTGACGAGCTTCCGGCCGGTTCCACTATCCTTAAGCTGGATTTGCTGCTTGTCTCTGGCAGCGGCCTTATGCATTCTGTAGATATTCCGACCCGCAAAAATGACTGTAGGCCGAGGCGAGGACTGACCATCGGAGCTTCGATTAAGGTCGAGTTCGATGATGTCGTCGAAAGCCTCTTCGATATTCTCGGGAGAGAGCGTGCCATTAAAGTCATATGACGAACTCCTCCACTGAGGCTCGTTGGCTAGGTTTATACCACCCACAACACCAACTGTAGGATCAGCAGGAATAAGATTACCCAACCCATTAGGATCAGAGCCCACTCCAACTGAGGTGTGATAGGTGGCAAATTTTCGTTTGATGGACTCATCGAGAGCTTGGATTTTTCCCTTGAGAATCTTGAAGATTTCTGCTCGTCCTTGGTTTTCATCTTCTTCTTGATCCGAGATGATAAGTGATCCCACCACTCTCGACATGTAGTATTCCACAGTCGAGAATTCATTCGTCTGATCGATCGAAACAGTGTCATAATACTGCATCGACTGCACATTGGGGTTGAGTCCCGTGATTAGCGGATTGGTGATCTGCGGACCGCCATCCTCTGTAACCACACGCTTCTTTGCATGAAGGTACGCGCTGACCGTACCCGAGATCGCTGATGCCATAATCAGCTTAGCACGGGAACGATCAAGCATCGAGTGAATGATCGTATCGAGTACCATGGTAATCACCCTTGTGTGTCTCACACAGGCTAGCGTTGCTCAGCTAGTAGTTCCCGTATGATTGCATCGTATGACTTGGAGGGGTGAGCAACACCAGCATTTTGTTGCCTACCACCCCGGTCATTACCTCCCGGTGCCATACTTCTACCGTTAGGTAAACTCCGCGACGGGCGATTATCGCGGGTTTGAGGTTGCTGACTCTGAGGGTTAAAGGGATCGATCCCTCTCCGCATCAGGTGAAGCTGTACTTTATCCCATATGGCTCCCAGTGACATCTGCTGAAACTGGGGTTGCTGTAACACTTGATGAAAGATATTCATAAAGGGTACAGCTTGAGGTGTGCTCTGAAAGAAACTCTCAACCTGCGTGCGAGCTTCATTCAGGTATCTTTGTTCGACTTGCTGAGTCTCCTGTTCCTTCGTTCTCTGTGCAGCATAATCTTGCACAGGTTTGACTCCCTTGGCAATCTCGGCACGAACCATGTCGAGAACGCTTCGGGAGTCTAAGTTTTGGGAGTCGAAGCCCAATTGTGTTATATCTATACCACTTAACGCAGCGCGTGTCAAGAGGTTCTTTAACACGCCTACCGGGTCTGATTGGGCTTGTTTGTAAAGCTGTCCCGCTTCGAGAAGTTGATCGGGCTGGAGTTCAAAAGCATTGATCTTCTGTAGTTGACCCCTTGCATCATTAAGTTGCTTCTCGAAGTCGAGACCAATCTCCACAGCTCGACTAAGCTTCTGTCTCTCTTGCTCTAGGTGTCCCTGAATGCGTCCCGAAGCACCTCGAATATAGTCAGTGGCCTGCTTATGAATACGCTGATATATCCGGGCCTCGCTTCCTGCACGAGCAATAATCTCTCCTGTGCGAGGATCAACCAAGTTGCCCTTTTGATCTCTTCGGAAGTCCGCCCGAGGATCAAATTGCATAGATCGCGCACGAAGCGGGTCCTGAGGGGGCTGCTGAGTTGGTCGCTGTGGCTGCCGCTGTGCGGGTTGTTGCCGCTGTATCTCGGGTTCATAATCTCTGTCATGGCCATTCAGATTTCTTTGATCACCACTATCAGGTACATCATCGCCAAAATCGCCACTATCACTATCAAGATCATCGTCGCCCGTGGACTGCGGAGCCAATTCCTCATCAGTCAACCCCATTGAGTCCTTGATAACATCCATTCCAACTTTTTCGTCGAAGTCGCCTGCCATGGGTCTCTCCTGTGTGTGTCACACATCTATTGTAATGGCTGGCCGGGTGGAGGTCCCCCAGCCGCCGGTTGAGGCCCACCTGCACCCGGAGGACCACCTGTTTTGCTTTGCTGCGATACTTGCTGCTTTAGATACGCTGCAATTTGCTCCTGAGGAACGCCTTGCTGAGCCATCATTTCGACTTGGTGTTTTACTTGGTCTGGTAGATTGGCCAATTCAGGAGGAATTCCACCACCTCCTTGTGGCGGAGGACCGCCTTGTGGACCGGGTTGGTTCTGTCCGGGTTGCGGCGGTGCAGCAGCGCCAGTGGAGTTACCACGCTGCATATTCGCCACCATTTCTTGTTCCATCAAATCCCAATCCTCGGGCTTGACGACAACTTCGGTAAACGCTTGTTCGAGAACACGCAACGCAACTTTCATACTTGTCATAGGTGCGGCGGAGGCAAACTGACCTATAGCCTGCGCAACTTGAACAGCCTCTTTCTTCTTGAACACTGAATTAGGCTTCTCCGATGTACCCGGTACGATGTCCAGTGCATACGACTGATTGAACCGTTCTAGTGTCATATTAGACCAACCTTTAGCAATCTCCTTGCCAACTAGGCCAGACACTTGTTCGGCAGACATAAACTGCACACACTGCTCTAGAAGTGCTTTACACAAATCAGAAAGCACGTCCTCGACTACCTCAATCTTGGCTCCGACTGACATACGTGCGGCATCTTGGTAACTTTGAACACTTGCCTCATTTGTGTTCGTCTTAAATTGTACGCCACGTATCGCATCAGATGTATTCGAAATTCGATTGATCGAATTGATGGTAGGTTCCTTATTGAAAAGAGCCTCGTAGTTGAGTGACGGAGGTACAAGCGCTTCAAATAAATCCTTGATCTTAGAACCTTCCGGAACCTTAAGACCGATGACAGACTGTTCATCCACAAAACCCCTTCTCAATGCCTTCTGTAATATCTCCGCATCCTGCGCAGACATCTTCTGAGCGTTATAAAAGAAGAAGTTAAACACTGAATTCCTTATTCGCGCCACTTGCCGATTGATTTGATTAATTTCGTCTTGTTGATCCAAATAATATGAGACTTCACCGACAGTAGTAGTTTGTCCTGTTGACAAGCCAAATCCGATGATGAAGTAGGGGAAAAACCTAGTGGTCTTGGTAATGTCATCCCATACCCATAGAGGATACGTCCAGTCATCTGCGGCGAACAAGGCAGTTCTTCGAGTAGACTTGTCCCAAAGAATCCAACACTCAGTATAATACATTCCCCTGTAACCAGAAATTTCCTCATTTTCTTGCATTGAAGTCTCGCCGGAGAGTGACTCCACCACGAGACCATACGCGTCATCTTTGATTCCGTTACCCGATCCAGATGTGAAAACGGCCTTATGTGTTGGCTTGAAGATGTAGTACCAGCAATCTTCTTCCTTGCGTGTGAATTTGTATTTGAGGAACGACGTTTGAATAAAACACCGCTCGAACATCCATTTCGCATCCGTTCCGTCGGGCATCTCCGCAATCGGATCAACCACGAGGTTCCTAGCCATGACGTTAGAGAGCTTAGGACCGCTAGGCTCAAACACTTCAACCACATTTTCAATTGCTTCCAACTTGCCATAAGCATTCTCCAATTGTTTGGAGTTCTTTGCTTTAGCGATTTCCGCTGTAACCGCAGCCAAATCAGCCATTACACTGTCAACCGAGTCCTCTTTTCGCGTATATTCCAGCTTCAACACGCCAAAATTGGTCATAAGGGCTACGCCAACAGCCTTTTTGACCTTCGGTTTGCAGTTTAGGAGGTTTTTACCCTTCAAAAGAGCGTTTAAAAGTGAATGAGCACACTGTGAGAACGGCTCATCCTCTTTATCTGTAGTGTTTACAGCAATATCAGGCTCACGACCGTAAACAGCAGGCAGCATAACATTAACGTTTGAATATACAACATTTTCAGTAACATCTCCGCGGCTAAAAACTCCTTTAGAGCTTCCTGAT